CTGTCAATCCTTTTGACCTGTGGGAAGGTGCTAACTTCAAACTGAAGATCCGTACCGTTGCTGGTTACTGGAACTACGACGCTTCCGAGTTCGCTGCACCTAGTGCATTGAGTTCTGATGATGATGAGATGGAACAACTCTGGAAGCAATCGCACAGTCTGGAAGCATTCACTGCTGCCGATCAATTCAAATCCTATGATGAGATCGAGAGCCGCATGGGTGCTGTGCTCGGCACCTCCCGTCCTGTTCAACAGGCACAAGAAGAGGAGGAAGCAGATCCTGTGCCTACCACTGGTGGGTTCAACGATCCTGACATCACCCCGTCCACACCCAGTGTAACTACTGACACTGACGACGACGATGCACTGTCATATTTTCAGAAACTCGCTGAAGAATGATAAGATTAACGGGGGGTCACACCCCCGTTTTTTTAAGCCTTGAATTAATAAAGTCAGAAGACTTTGCGCTGTAAAGATTCTTCTGTTTAAACTCTTTGATGAAACCAGAGACTAGATTACCTTTCAGAATATAAATCTCTCTCTTCTTTTCATTCTCTCTTAACTCATGTTCAATAGCAGTGATTGCTTTTGATACAGTAGAACCAGCCACAGTTACATTGTTAGTGCCATCGTAGTATGTGAATGGACTGTCGTAGAACTTCTTCGATACTTTGAGACCACCTTCCAATGCAACCACATCGATTGTACTACCAGACAGATCGGTAGACATCTTGAGTCCTGTCTTGACTTCTTCTGTCTCGTAGTATAAGATCTCCGAGTATGGATCTTGATACTTTTGTTCAGCAAACTTTCTTACTGCATTGTCTGACATTGGCCAGTCGAACAGTGGGTTGACCAGGTTGTTTGTGATGACTAGAATCCAATCGTAAGATGCTTTGCCGTAGAATTTTTTAGCAACATTATCAAGACGCTCTCCATCTAGGACAGCATACTTGTCGTAGTACAATGCATAGTCAAATACATCAGGGTTTAGTTTAAATCTCCTGAAGAAATTCTTTGCAGTAATGAAGTCCGATTGAGTGAACGGATACTGTACTGGTTTGACATCATACTTGACATCAGGTATGTAATTAAACAATGGCATCAGTAAGAAGCTCCGTTATCTGTAATTTCTTGAGAGTAGATGAGTTTGGTCTCCTTGAATGTCAATGCTAACTCGGTAGCAACTGGTGCTCCACCGTCATATGCTGCCCATGCACCATCGGGTGTGTAGTTAACATCAACTTGAGTGAGAGCACATGGTTTGTACTGTGGTACATACTCATTTAATTTAGAACCAGTCATGAATGATACCCTAACAATTTTAGGTACAGTAATCATCTGACTTGTATCTGCCATGTTTCCGAAGGTAGTACCACCGAAACTAGCGTGGAGTGCTCTCTTAAATTGTGTACAGAGTGCCCTGATTGCTTGTGATTCTCCGAGATCTCTTGCCTGCATCTTAAATCTTAATTGGAACCCTCTCAATTCAGGAGCTTCATACATCATCTCTACGTTTGGGTTCACGATGGTGCCACTGACACCACTCATCAACTGTGATAAACTTACACTAGTTCCAAGACCTTTGTTCAAAGCATCAACTGTGGCTTTGTAACCTGCTGTTTTCATACTACCAGTGATGGCATTGATAGTTTCATTCAAGGAAGACATGTTTGGTATACCAGACCTACCAATACCTCTTGCCAACTGTTGGAACATAGCACCGAAGGAAGCACCACCCCAGTTCGCACCATACTGTCCTTGGATATCTTGAGGCATGTATAGGAACACTGGTTTGTATCCTTCTGCCTTTGTTAAGTTCTCATTTTGGATAGAGGCATTATATGATTGATAACTTTGACCTACGGTAAAACTACCTGCACCAGATGACTTATTTGTTGCCTGGAATGGTGGTTTGTAATCGTAGAACTGAAATGATACGTAGTCTGTATCATCACTGATAGGATACTGGGATGGATATCTAATAGAACCGTTACCTACACTCAATGGTTGTGGCTGTAGGGTATTACCAATCTTGATTGTCTTTCCTGTTTGCGCCATTAGATTACCATCTCTCTATCAGATTGTTTACCATAACCTTTGATGATTCGTTTTGCTGTGATACGATCATTGTATTTGGTTTCAGTCTCTTTCCACACGAGTTCTCTATCGTATGGTAGTTTGCCTGTACCTCTAGTCATGATGAAGTCTTCGACAGGTAGGAAGATAGAAGTCTCCCACTCATCTATGGCAAGATCTAGGAACTTACTTTCGCAGTGATTATAAAGATATTTATGCACCAATGAGCGAGGCATGTCAATCAAACCTTTCTCTAGTTTCTGTACGATCTTTACTCTTCTCTTTGGTTTGACATAGTGTAGGTTGGCACCGTAGAATCCTTCCTGGTCTTGCTTGATAACATAGACGAGCGGAAACTTATCATAGTATGGTAACCACTTGGACTTTGCTTTGTATTCAAAGAAGTATAGGTGACCCTCTCTTACTTTCAAGCGCAGTAGATTCTCATCCTGCACCTGGTCACGCGCATCTCTTTTCTCTTGTCGTATTAGTTTGGTTGGTGTTGCTTCGTATGTTGCGGCTAGTTGTTTTACTTTACCCTTGTACCAACCAAGAGACTTCTTGTCTCCCCCTGTAGCATCACTAACCTTCTCAAAGATAGTGGTATAGTTATTGGTTCCGAACCCTTTAGTGTTTCTTCTTGCCATTGTTCTTTATCCCTAGGTGATCTTCGGTGAGGATAATAAATTTCATCTGCCTGTCCTCACAGAAGTCCTCCGCCGCTTCCCATTTGGCGCGATTCTTAAGGTAAGTTAGAACTTCTCTCTTCCAAGCAGCTGTCTTGCGTTTTGGTTTCTCATTCGGTTTTTGTGTCTGTTTCTTTGGTTTCACTTCGACTAGGTACTTCGCTACCACGCCAGTCTTTGACTTGACTTTAATGTAGAAGTCGGGATAGTATCTGTGGACTCTCCCATCAGTGGGACATCTGTAAGGAATGATTACTTCCTCACTACCCCACTCAATGATGTTTCCATTATGATCACAGAAGTCCATGAACTTACGCTCCCACAAACTGCGATAAATAATGTTAGTGGGATTGCCCTTGTACTTCCGTGGGTAGGCTGGTTTATATTTTCCAGAGTATGGCATAATGTTCCGCACACCTTCCGTAACTATTTAGATGGCTAAATCTATCTCTTCATTTATTAATACCATGTCCAAGCACGGGGGCATGTCTTTGACCACGGGATATAATATTTCTTGGCAAGTTCCAGCAACTCTTAAAGGTGAACTAGAAAAAGTTGCACCTGGATTCGACACTCCCGAAAGTCCAATTAGTTTGATGGTTGAGGAAGCGCAACTACCTAACGTTCAAGCTGCTACTGGACAGTTGCAGGGTAGATACTTGGGTGAGAATCAAGTTCAATATCCTTACGCAAAATTTTATAGCGATGTGTCATTCACATGGATGTGTGACGCTAACCTTACTCCATTAAAATTCTTTCACACCTGGCACAACTTCATCTTCGATGGTGCTGGTAAAGAGATGGGGAAAGAGTTAAAGACACAGGGATTTGGTAAAGTAAAAAGCGAGGGTCAATCTGTTAAGGCTGAAGATATCAGGCGTCCTGTTAGATTAAAATATCCAGCAGAATATTTTGGTAAATGTATAGTCATCAAGACTGAACCAGGTCATGCTAGTCCAGATGATAGGGCAGCGATAGCATTTGTTTTGGAAGACATCTATCCTTACTCTATTGATACTGTTCCATTGTCATACGGATCATCACAGATCACAAAGGTTACTGCTAACTTCCACTACGCAAAGCACACTGTCATAACAAATGACATCAAAGACTACGGTGCTATTGGTGGGGATAGTTACAAGAAGTTCCTTGATAGTTTGAAGAAGACATTTGGTTTTCAAAATCCGTAATTCAGTTACCTGAATTCCGAAAAATTTTTCCCGCCAAAAATTTGGTCAAAAAGTCGAACTAAATAAATATACGATTTGAATTTAATTATCAATGGCGTTACCTAAACTTGGCGTACCACAGTATGAACTGACGCTACCTTCTACTGGAAAGACAGTAAAGTACAGACCATTCCTAGTGAAAGAAGAGAAGGTCTTGCTTTTGGCAATGGAATCTGAAGATGAGAAGCAGGTTATTGATGCTGTTAAAAATGTGCTGAAGTCCTGTGTCATTTCAAGAATTAAAATTGATCAGCTGCCATCATTTGATCTAGAGTATTTGTTCCTCAAGATTCGTGCCGCTGCTATTGGTGAGATGATTGAGATGACTGTCACCTGTACTGATGACGGTTCAACTACCGCCACTGCTGCGATTAACATCGAAGAAGTAGAAGTGCATAAAGAAGAGGGGCATGACAGAAAGATTATGTTGACTGATACCACTGGTATCATGATGAAGTATCCTAGTATGGATAGATTCATTGAGTCTCAATTCTTGAACAAGGGTATTGACGCTGATCATATCTTTAACTTCATTGCGGAACACATCGAACAGATCTTTGATGAAGAGGAGGTGTATGATTCATCTACCACTAGCAAGAAAGAGTTCCGTGAGTTTGTAGAGTCTCTGACTACTAAACAGTTTGAATCTATTCAAAACTTCTACGAGACTATGCCAAGACTATCTCATACATTTACTGTCACCAATCCCAACACTGGTAACGAGTGTGAGTATACTCTTGAGGGACTGCAATCTTTTTTCGCGTAGCAGTCTTCCAGAATAGTTTGGAAGGCTATTACAAGACAAACTTTGCCCTGATGCAGTACCATAAATATAGCTTGACAGAGATAGAAAACATGATGCCATGGGAGCGTGAAGT